AGACCCTACAAAAATAGTACAAGATGGAAATAACAATTTAATACGAGTATAAAATGGCAGATTTTACAAGCGTAAGAGTTGGCGAACTGCCACCAGCGATATTTAGCCCTTCGGATTTAATCCCTCACGAAATAGGTGGGCTATTAAAAAGGGGGACGTTAACGGATATGGCCACGGCTATTTCATTAATAATTGGTGCAACTGCTGGCGTAGGATTTAGAGCTGTTCAAGTAAATGACGGCGATACGTTGCCAACAACGACGCAACAAGAATTTATTTTAGTAGGACGCGGGACTTATTTTAACGTCGATGGAGGTGCGACAGTAGTAGCTAATGAAGGTTTAAACGTATTAGTGTCAAATGGCACTTTTTGGAGTTTAGGCGTTTCTATTCCTATAATAACCCCTGAAGTTGTTGTAAAAAATTACAGTCAATTAATTTTAAGAACGGTAAACCCTCAAAATTACACGTTGCCAGATAATACCCAAGTGCAAATTTTACACAAAAACGGTGGTTTTTTATACCCTAATTTTTGGGTACAAAACGGCAATATTTTAACGATTACAGACGGTTTTGACCCTAATGGATTAGACGAAATAGTAATTACGGGAATACAGCAAGAAACGCAGAATACACAACCTTTTACCGATATTTTATTAAATCAGGTTATAATGCTGCAAGTGGCGACATCATTTATATCTTCTAACTTTGATTTGTCAGGTTTAGGAGTTGGCGCATTTACAAAATATGCAATTTGCAACGGCAATAACGGAACAGAAGATTTTGGAGGACGCACGCCTATAGGATTTGATACAGTTAAATATCCGACGCTTGGAGCTAAATTAGGCTCTGAAAATGCGGTTTTAGTTCAGCATTCACACGTAGTTAAATTACAACCATTAAATTCAAATAACGATTTTGGTAGTGGCAAATTGTCTACTGGTAATCAACCTACAGAAGGAATAATACCTGATATAAATACAGAGTTAGCGGGGGAAAGCGGAATAGGTAAAAATATGCAGCCTTCAATAGTTGTATTATACATAAAAAAAATAACTTCTTAATTAAACAAAAATGAAAAAGTATTTATTATTATTGCTATCAATCGGGGCATTTGCGCAAACAAATCCAACGGCATTTAACAAGCTTAGTATTAAGCAAAACATTGAGGATAATTTAGCAAATCGGGTAGTAGTTCAAGATCCCGTTACGGGCGAATTAAAATGGGTTTTAAAACCTAGTTTAGTGCCACAAGCCAACGCTACAACAAGCGGAACGGTTAAAACTACAACGGCGGAAGTAAACCCACAAGTGTACACAGTTTCGATAGCGGACAATTTACTTAACGCAAAAGTAGATAAAACAACTACTATCAACGGTCAGGCCTTAAGTGGTAATATTACGATAGCGACAGGAACCGTAAACAGCACCGATGCACAATTACGAGATAGAGCCACGCATACAGGAGTTCAGGCTATTGCCACGGTAACAGGATTGCAAACGGCTTTGGATGGCAAGCAAGCTACAGGAGATTTTGCCACAAACACAACGGTAACTAATGGACTAAACTCAAAAATAAACACCTCTGAAAAAGGAGTAATTAATGGAGTTGCTACACTTGGTGCTAACGGCAAGATTCCAAACTCACAAATTCCCGCCCTTGCAATTTCAGAAACTTTCCTAGTTGGTTCACAGGCTGAAATGTTAGCTTTAAGTTTAGCAGATCAAGGCGATATTGCTATTAGATCAGATGTAAGTAAAGCTTTTATTTTAAGACAAACGCCCTCTTCTACGTTAGGCAATTGGAGTGAGTTATTAACGCCAGCATCGACCGTCACAAGTGTAGCTGGAAAAGTTGGAGCAGTTGTTTTGAATAGTGGAGATGTAGGACTTGGAAATGTTCCAAATACTGACTTTACAAGTGCTGTAAATTTAAACACCGCAAAAGTTGGAATGACAACCGCTCAAAGTAATGCGATTGTGGCTAATACAGCCAAAGTAAGTAATGCCACACACACAGGAGACGCAACAGGAAGTACAGCTTTAACCTTAGCAACAGTTAACAGTAATGTTGGAAGTTTTGGAAATTCAACAACTGTTCCCACAGTTACGGTAAATGGAAAGGGATTAGTTACTGCAGTTTCTGCAACATCTATTCCTATAGCTTCAACATCAGTTACAGGGTTGTTAACTTCAACAAATTTTAATAATTTTAATGCTAAAATATCAGGCACAGGCACAACAAACCAAATAGCTAAATTTACTGCTACTGGTGCGGTTGGGAATAGTTCTATATTTGATAATGGCAACGTAGGTATAAACCAACCCAACCCAACAGAAAAACTCGACGTAGTAGGTAATGGGAAGTTTAGTGGTACAGTAACAGCCACTTCATTCGCTAGAAATGGTGGTTTGTCTACAGATGCTCAAATGGCAAACGGAACGGTAAAGGCCATGGGTAATGTAGACAACACAAGTGACGCAAACAAACCTATTTCAACAGCTACGCAAACGGCTTTGGATTTAAAACCAAATACTACTTCTTTAGGTTCAAATGCTTTTAATTCTATAAATTATTTACCAATTAGTAATACGTTTGGAATACTTAAAGATTGCAATGCATATAGCAGTTCAAATATAGAAATTGGTTTTAATTGGGTTAATTCTCCTGTAAATGATATTGCTGCTCTTACTACAATTTTTTATTCTGAAGATTGGATAAGTCAAACATTTACTCTAATTAGTGATCGGCTTTTAACGTATACAAGGAATAGATATAGTGGCACTACATGGTCTGAATGGTCTATTCAAATAAACTCAAATAACCATCAAAATTATTCATTACCATTAACTGGGGGGACTATAACAGGTACAGTAACAGCGTCGCCAGCCACACTACCAACTCAATTAGCTACTCTAGGACAGGTAAACGCTGTAGCCTCTAGCGGAACTTATACACCTAATATTACAAACGATAATAATTCTGGAACATTCACAGGCATTTCTGCAAGTTATACTAAAATAGGCAATATAGTAAATGCTACAGTTAGTTTTGGATGTTCATCAACTACTTCAAATACTTTAACAATAATAGATATAACGTTACCATTTGCCAGTGACGGGGCGAGTATTGGAATGGGTAATTTAAGTTTGTCTGACGAAGGTGGTATTTTAGGATTTGGTAGAATACTTAGAAACGGCAGGATTGAATTTAAATCAGTAAGTACCCTTGATCACCTTGTTGTTGTTAATTTTCAATACGTAGCTAGCGATATACTTAATTAAATATAAATAAAAATGAAAAATTGGAAAACAACAGTTGCAGGCATGGCCGTAGCAATTTTATTAATAGCGGTTCAAATGGGCTACATTAGTCAAGAAGTAGCAACAGCAATTACAACAATTGCAGTATCTCTGGGGCTTATTGCTTCAAAAGATGCGGGAGTAACGGGAACAAGAAAATAAACTATTAAATGGGGATTAATTATCCCCTTTTTTTATCTTTACTAAATGCAGGAAAACTTACAATACTTAGGCGCAATTATATCGGGAATAATCTTGTTTATTACAGGCAGAAAAAGCAAAAGCATATTAGAGAAAAAAGACAATGCAAACGCCGTTGAAGCAATGCAACGAGCATACGATATTTTTTTGAAGCATTATAAAGACCAATACGATGGGCTATTGAATAGACTAGATGGGCTTGAGCTTAGAAATGCAATTTTGATGGAAAGTGCTGAAACATGGGAAAAGAAATTTAAGGAGCTCGATAAAAAATACAAGGATTTGCAGGTTATTTGCGAAGGTTTAAAAAAAAAGAGATGAGAGTAAATGACAAAGGCATTACAGCTTTACATAAAAGAGAAGGACTAAGATTAAAGCCTTATTTAGACACAAAAGGCGTTCCTACTATTGCAATGGGCAACACTTATTACTTGGATGGACGGAACGTAAAGATGAGCGATCCTGAACTATCGCATATAGAAGCCAATAAATTAAGTATATTTGTCGCTAATGATTTTGGAAAGTATGTAAATAGTAAAGTTACATCAGCAGTTAATCAGTATCAATTTAATGCACTTGTTTCCATCGCTTACAATATTGGAAAGAAAGGATTTAACACCTCTACTTTTTTAAAACTGCTGAACAAAAACCCAAATGACCCTAAAATTGCAGCGGCCATCATGATGTGGACAAAAGACAAGGAGTTAATCCCTCGCAGATTAGAAGAAGTAAATCAGTACTTTACAAACATTCCTAACGCGCAAATTAAAGGCTTAGAAACAAAATACATGGCAATTTATAAAGCCTATAAAGTTATTTTGGCACGTAATTTGTAATATATTATGAAAACAACATCATGGAAAAAATCATTACAAAAATCAGCAAATTACTTTTTGGCGATAATTACGGCGCTTCTATTTTTAGGTTGTAGTGCAAGAAAAACAGAAAATACAAAAGTAAAAAAACTTGAAAAATTAGAATCCGCTAAATTAGATTTTAGCGGCTCAATTTCGTCTAACACTCAAATGGATAAAAGTATTATTTTCGTTCGGGAAATCTACGAGAAAGGCGAAATTAAAGAAAAGCAAACAACTACTCAAAATAATAAATTAGATCAAAAAATAAAGATTGAGTACCGATATATTAAGCAAAAGCAAACTATTTATAAAACAATAACTTTAAAAAATAAAAAAACCCAAAAAGAAGCTGTTTCTAATTGGGTTTGGTTCGTTGGATTGTTTTTAGTTTTTTTGTTTGCTATTCTAAAATGGAATAAAGAACTTTTTAGGTTTCAAAATTAATTTTCATAATTATAATACATTTATGTCTTTTAGCTAATAGTAAACCGCTATTTAAACGAAACTCGATAAACAATCATATCTCCAACAGAAATTGGAAACGGTAGCATTTTAAGCGAGTGATAAGGTAAATTGAATTCTATACACAACTTTTTAAAATTACCTCTGCAAATCGGTTCTTTATCGGGCTGGATTAATATTATTACGTTTTGTCTTTGCATTATATTAATATTTTTTTTACAAGTATAGTTCCTAAGTTATAAGAATCCCCAAATAAAGTTATTCCCAAAAATCCACGCTTTATATTTGAATTATTTACGGTGTGAATTAAATGATCAGTATGTAAAATAGTATCTCCGTTTTTTATAGTGGAGATATGAACCTCCACTATTTTATATTTTGATAAATCCATAATTAAGCGGTCATGTATAGTGCTTTTTGTCTCGCTGTTTTTAAGTAATCAACTTGATTCCAAAACTTTTCAACTAATATAAAAGCTTCATTTTCTGAATAACCCATTTTAATAATTTCGTTTTGTGTTTTAGTTTTCATAATAATTATTTTTAGTGTTTCGCTTTATTGCTGGTGTAAAGATACAACTGATATTTATATAAACAATACTTTTTTGTAATTATTTTTAAAATATTTACTAATTTGCAATAAACATCGCACAACAGCATATTTGCGCTAGTGGCAGGCTTGGTTTGTGTCCGAAAAGACTCGGATAGTATTAATTATTGTTTTGTGCTTTTTGGCATCGGTCTTGAATTTCCGCCACCATCGCAAGATATGCGGAACGTTAGGAGCAACCGCCTAATATAGTGGTAATTTTATGGTTTCAATTATTTTATAATAACCAAGATTTAATTTCCAAAACTCCCTTTGTAATCTATCCTCATTAATATTTTCTTTACAAACCCAACTTGTTAATAAAATTTTACCATCGTTTTCAAGAGCAAAACAATCACAATCAAATTGTGGCATATCATTTTCACAATATATTTTCACCCAACCATTATTGTTTTCAATTTTAAATAATTCTTCTGGTCTAAAACTAACTCCAGAATTATGTCCTGTTAATATTTTAGAGTTTCCAAGTACATGTCTACTCCACCCGTTCACACTTACGTATGTTTCTATATCAGATTTTGAATAACCTAATTTAAGGTACGCTTCTTGTATTATTTCTTCTTTTGTCATTTGATTATTTTTAAAAATTAGTATTGTGTGGTATGCTCCTAACACTCGTTTGCACGCATTGCGGGTCTTGTGGTTTAATCATATTTTCGTTTCGCAAGAAATTTAGTAATATCCAAAAAATTAAGTTTTCGAAATTTGTCATATCGCCTATCTGCAAAACGTTATAAGCAACAGCTTATATTGTGGTTAAAATTTTTTTTACATATTTTTTACCGCTCAAGCATTGTATGGCGTATTTATATGACGTTTTCCCTTTTACGTTTTAACGTTTATCTGTTTTTTTCATGCTTAAGGTTAATAAAGTATTACTCTTTATAGATCTGTTTAGAAGTTATTGCATATTTTGGTTGGAGTACAAAACGCCATCCATAATAAAGCACTTTTTATTTTTAATGTTCTTTTCTATTGAATTATTTACTGCATTTTTTGAGTCTTGTTTTAAAGACTTCCCTTCGTTAATTTTTAAGACTAATCTAAGTTTTTCAATATCTATTTTATTATCATTTTTAGATAAAATAAACATTATTTTTTCTTTATATGAAGCTTCAAAAGGATATTCATTGTAATAGTATTTTTTATTATCTAGTATTTCAAACATAGAGGTTTTTTCACTATCACGACCTATAATATCTTCATAAGAAATATCATTGTTTAATATGTTTTTTTCTTTCATTTTTTTAAATAGTTTTTTTCTTGAAAAATATGTTTTACTTCTTAATTCGTCTTTTTCTAGTCCCAAATATTTGGACAATTTTTCATTACCTACGTGTTTTATTTTTAACTTTAAAATGCGTTTTTGTTCATCATTGTCAAAATCTTCTATTATATCTAAAATATCTTTTTCTGTAACTTTTTCTTTTAGAATCCCGTTTTTTTCTGTTTCAAATATCATAGCTATAATGTCAACTGGTTTGTGGGTATAACCTAACTCAGTAAAATAGTTTTTTTCTACTTTTGCCCTATTCCACTTTTTTTTAAGATAATTATAATAAACCGATTTCATTCTTAAATAAGATATTGCTACAAAATGATCTTTACTATTTACTATACATTTTTCACTTTCTATATACTTTTTAATAGAAAAATAATAATCGTGTAGCAAATCATCAGAAGTGTAAATGTTATCATTAAATCCTAGTTGGTTTCCTTTGTAATAAACAATTCTACTTCTTTCTTTTAATTCATTATAAAATTCTTTAAAAAGAGTATTTAGCATAAAAACATTCACTAACAACGGTTTGCACGCATTGTTGCATTGTGATTCTTTGTTAAAATCTGTCATAAGGGTTATATTTTTTATTATTAGTAATTATTTGTGATGAAATTCAACAACGACGTGCAAACCGCAAACCGTTATAAGTAACTTTACTCAACATTGTGGTTAAAATTAATCTGACATTCTTTTTGGAACAAAATTATTAGTAAATTAAAGTCGCTGATCTCATTTTCTTGCTCATTACTGATGCGTCTTTTAATAAATGTATTTCCTCTTTTAAAATACATTTTACTAACCCAAGTTAAAAAATCAACAGCAAATGTTTCAGCAATTTTTACTACTTTTCCAGTATGGTTATATTTTAGAGGGCAATCATTATAACAATCCCAATATTGCGTGTGTGGTCTTATTTGTTCTTCTAAACTTTTCATAATAAAAAGCTACTTATAAAAGTTGTTTGGCAATATTGCCATATTGTGATTAATTTAATAATTGTTTTGCGTATGTTTTTAAAGTAGTCGAATTTGACCACTTTGGATTTATTTTCCTAAATACACTGTTAACCTCAGCCGTTAATATTCAAAAGTTACGACTATTTTGTGTCCTAAATTTTCTGCAGCTTTTTTAGCAAATTCCAAAAGGCTATCAGTATCATATATGAAAAAATTGTGTACTTCAATATTGTTTTCTTTGCAAACCTTTTCAAACGTTTCTAAAGATGGTGATGTAGTTCCTAATTCCCATCTTTTAAGCTGAAACTGACTAATACCTACAACTTCTTTTTTAGCCCTTAAAATAGCTGTTAATTGCTGTTGAATTTTACTCATAATTTTATAGGGTTTTCAAAAATTGGGTTGTTAATTAAAATGTTTAACGACAATCTATGTATCCTTTCCTCTAATTCAATGTTTTCTTTTTGCATCGCTATTATTCTAGTAGATTGATAAGACATATATTCGTTTATGTCCATGCCTAAAGCTGCTGATTGCGCTATGTGCTTGTGTTGAATTTCTATTTCTTTCATAATATTTTTTTTCTACAAAAATAGTAACATTAATGATTAATAAAATAACACTAATGTGAAATTTAACATTTTATTAACTATTACACATCTACTTATAATTTATCTTTGTCAAAAAAAAACTATGGACACAACAGATTACACATACAAAGCTCCTTACTTGCAAGAAGAAGGAGAAATAGAACAAGTAACAGTAGATGCTTGGTATCATGACGACCTTATTAAAATAGCTAAACTAACTAAGGAGTATTTTAAAATTTTTAATTTCCCGATGGAAAAAACAAATGAAGAACTTTTAAAAATGTACAATATTAAAAAACAATTGAACAAATTACTATGAAAGAAAAAATTATATTCGAGAATGAATCACTTGCTTATAAGCAATTAATGATATTAGGGGCAATAAGCTACAAGGTTAAGGGCAACGAGATTACAGGAATAGACGCAAAAGGGAAAAAAATACAAACCGTAATAATTAAAGAAAAATGAAAATATCGGAAAAATATGCACACTATAGAATAGATTGCAAATTCCCTTCAAAAACACTTATTGATTTTTGGATAAAATGGTATGAAGAAAAATTAACTGAATTAGAACGATTAAATTTTAAGAAAATATGTTAATATCGCAATTAGATCCTTATAATAAAAAAAAGGCTCTCGAATATCAAAATTTTTATCCTAGTTGTACAAAAAATAAAGAATCAATTGATAGTTTTTTGTGGGATCAAACGACCGAAGGAGGTGATTATTGGCTAAAACTACATGATACCAATCCAAAACCAAATCATTACGACAACGGAACAGATAAAGATGTTATTGATTTCTGTAATGATTATAGTCTTAATTTTTGTAAAGGTTCGGCAGTTAAGTATATTGCAAGGGCTGGCAAAAAAGATGACGAAATAGCCGACCTAAAAAAAGCAATTGACTTTTTGCAACGCGAAATTAAATTTTTAGAAAAATGAATCAGGATATAGAGATTTTTAACACAATGATAGCGAAGTCTATTTTATCTCTACAAAATGCGCTATCACACATGGACGTACTTAAAAGAACGCCGTATTGGAAAGCCGATATTAAAAAGCATGGCAACGCTTTAATTTTACTTTTGATTAAAAATGAAAAAGGCAATTTTAATAAAATGGAACTTGCAACAATGGAATTAGAAGGAATGAAAGATACAATCGACGACGCCTTTCATGCTACACAAAAAGCCACAGACTTAATGGCCAAAGCGACTGTTTATGGTTACGATGATTTCGATTTAGTTTTTAGAGCTATGTTAAAAGATCGAGATAGCATATTGGGAATCGCTAAAAAAATAATGAAATGAATCCCAAAAAAGCACTTGATTTATTTTTTACCATTAAAAATAATTCCTTAAATAACATAGCTAAAATACTTGGAATTAAACCTGGTGTAGTATCTAATATAATCGATAACGAAATAAAAGGAAAATATGATTATACAAGGCCAGACTTCTTATTAATTGAATCAAAATTAAACTATGAAAAATGAGTAGAAGAACAATAAACACAGTAGAAAAAAGATTGACAATTTCTGAGGAGTTAAGTAACCAATTGCCAAACGCGAAAAAAGTAGTCGCAGCTTCAAAAGATTTACCACATTTACAAAAACCTATAAAGTACTTATTTAAATAAATAGTATATTTACAAAATAATTAATTCATTGACGTATTATAATTTTTTGTAAGATCGGAGTTCGAATCTCCGCAGCTCCACAAATCGAATCAGTGTAAAGTTTTGATGGTTTGGCCAGCCGATATACAAATGGTTTTTTGGGGCTGACTGGTTTTGATTGCAATGCAATAGTAATAAATAGAATTAATTTACCATAACCGACAAAGTTATAAATCTTTTCAATGCTCCATTAAGAATGGTGGCATAGTTACGTAAAAAGAACGAAATCTTTAAATCTAACCACTGTAACAAGTGGTTTTTTTATTTCTTAAATTATTGTTAATATATTTGTTTACTATTGCAAAACTATTGTATATTTGTATCGTAGAAAGAAAAAACAAAAATTATGTATATTAAAGAATTAAACAAAGTCACTTTATTTGTAGTAACAAATGGATTCGATATGATAGGAGGTTATTACAAAACAAAGAAAAGAGCTGAGAAATTACTAAATAAATTAACCAAATAAAATGAAAAAAAACGTAACCTATTCCCTGGAGGAATCAGAAATTAAAAAGCTAAAAGAATTAGCTAAGCGAGAAAAAAGAAGTCAGTCTAATATGATTGCAGTATTAATAAATAAACAAAATTGAAATGGAAAAAAATATAGATTGCATGAAATATCGTAAATCAACGCATTTAGCAGGCGTTGATGTAGAAACGATTATATCAGAAAAAGGAAATTGCATTTTAACTATCAAAGAGGCATTTTATGATACAGGCGTTGATGTATCAGGAAATAAAACAGACGGTTATTTTATAACATTTGTAGAAGCTGTTAAGCCAATGGTAGTTAATTCTGTGAATAGAAAAACTATTTCAGATATTATAAAAATAGAAAGAAAATGCACAGCAACACAAAGCAGAAATATTGGAAATTGGGTTGGTTTAAAAATTGAATTGATTTTTAATGCTGACGTTAAAATGATGGGTAAAATTACAGGAGGTATCAGGATAACACCTAAAAGCCCAATCCCTACTATTTCAGATACTAATGGATTAAAAGTATTAAACGAATGTAAAACGCTTGCTGAACTGCCTACGTACTGGAGTAAATTATCTAAAGACGAGCAAGCGTTGCCAACGGTTAACGCATTAAAAGAAAAACTTAAAACTACACTGAAATAATGATAAACTACAAAGAAATTAAACAAGGGAGTTTGGAGTGGCACGAAATGCGCTGGGGTAAAATCGGTGGTACTTTATCCTCTGGTTTATTTGTAAAGTCAGATACATTAATGATCGACATACTTTCGCAAAGAATGGAAGGCTTTGAACCATCTGATAGCTACCAAAATGAAGCGATGCAAAGGGGGTCGGATATGGAACCGTTTGCCCGTGAATATTTAAACCAGTACACAGGCGTTAATTTCTTAGAGTCTGGGTGGTTACAAAGTGAAGAAAATGAATTGTTAGGAAACTCACCAGATGGAATTTCTGAATGCGAAACCGTGCAGTGTGAAATTAAATGTTTTGGTAGAAAAAAGCATTTTGAGGTTATTTTAAACGATGAAATACCTTTGGAAAACATAAACCAATGTTTACATTACTTCACGGTTAATCCTAATCTGAAAAAGTTATATTTTATAGCATTTAGGCCAGAAGCTCCAAAGCACTTTGTGAAAGAACTAACTTTACAAAGCATTATAAATATTGGTACAAAAGCAAAACCGAATAAAATTACGGTCGAAGCTGCACGAGATTACGCAAAAGAATTTGCAGAAGAATTACTAGAACAAATAAAACAAAAAGAACAACAATTAAATTTTTAAATTATGAGTCAAGAAATTATTATCACAGGAACGGTTAAAAAAATCAAAGAAGTAGAAGAATTTGCAAACGACTTCACAAAACAACAAATAGTAGTTTCAACCGATGAACAATACCCACAAGATTTGCCCATTGATTTTATAAAAGATAAAATTGGTAAATTAGACAGCATTAATATAGGAGATAAAGTAGAAGTAAAAGTAAACCTTCGTGGATCGGAATACAACGAAAAACATTACTCATCACTTAACGGTTGGTATCTGAAATTAATTGAAAAAGCAAGTTATTAAACCCCCCACATTCTCAGACCTAGAAAAAGAAAAAATTTCAGCAACCCCAAAAAGGCGCAAAGAAATTCAAGATTATTTAGATTTTATGTATTGGGGTATTGAGAAAAAATAATATATTTGTGATTCAATAACTGGTGGAGCATTTATTGAAATGAAGAAATTTTTAAAAAGCCTTACAGTGCGGAACTCCACTTCCAATCTGTAGGGCATTTTTTATTTAAATATGAAAAAATACATAGACCAACAAAAAAGTATTGACCAGATATTGTCAATAGCAATAAAATTCGCTAAAACGCTTCGTACTGAAATAAATAAAATCGTACAGTAATGGAAGAAAGTAAAATAAAAAAACTATTAGAAAAATTTTCTTTGGTTACAGTTGCAAATAATAAAATTCCAAATTTTACTTGGAAATCTTTACAATCTGAGAAACTATCTGAAAAAGATTTTTTTGATCGATATAATTATCAAGGCGGGTATTTTAAACAAGACGGAAGCGAAAGACCCGCTACGGATGCATTTGGAATTGTTACAGGTTTTGAGTTTTTAGAAGTAATTGATATTGATTTAAAAGTACTTTCAACGGCTCAGGAGCAAAAAAGTTTTTGGAATGAATATTTAGGATATTTGCAAGATAATATTTTAGATTTTGAGGAAAAATTTTCGGTTTATAAAACTAAAAATGCTGGATACCACATTCTTTATAAAACAAAAAGGATTGAAGGCAATTTAAAACTAGCTAAATTAAAAGGTCATAAAGAAGCTATTATAGAAACTCGCGGTATTGGAGGGTATGTTTTCGCATATCCTGATAATAAAGTTTTTAAAAAATCTTACTATGACATAGATTTTATATCGGACCAGGACAGAGAAATTATAATGTATTTTTCTAAAATGTACAATTACGTAGAGGAAAATATTTATGTTCCAGAAAAAGTAATTAAAGAAACCTATGTAAATAAAACAGGCGTAACCCCGTGGCAAGACTACAACGATAAAACAGAAATTTGGGATTTAATTAGTAATGAGTTTTCTATTCCTCAGGGTGGCAACAAGTCAAAACATATCTTAGTAAAAAGATTTGGATCTACTTCACCTCATAGCGGATATATTTACAAAGATAGCGGTTGCATGTATTTATTTACTACAGGAACTATTTACCCTCACGAAACATTATTAACTCCTTTTTCTGTTTATACGTGGAAAGTGCATAACGGTAATTTTTCAGAAAGCGCAAAAGAACTTTATAGATTGGGGTTTGGCTCCCGAGTAGAGAAATTACTAAAAGAGCAAATTAAAAAACTCCCTGACAATACAGAAGTAATTAAGGAATATCTATACAACAAAGAGGATTTAGTCTTTCCTATAGACATATTTCCAAAACCGATGCAAAGTTATATTATAGAATGTAATTCAAAATTAGACTCTAATATTGATTATATGGGTTGTTCTTTACTTTGGCTTATATCCGTATCAATTGGAAATAGTATTGAAATTGAAGTAAAAAAAGGATGGAAGGAAAACGCAACAGTTTGGTTTTCTTTAGTTGGTAAGGCTGGTATTGGAAAAACACCTAGTATAAATAATATAATATTTCCGTTACAAAAAATAAATAGTAGGGAAATCAAAAAATATTTTAAAGAATACGAAAAATTTGAATTTTACGACAATCTATCTAAAAAAGAAAAAGAAGATCACCAAGAAGTGCAAAAACCTATTAAAACTCAATTTATAGCTAATGATATTACTTTAGAAGCGTTAATTGACCTGCACCAAGAAAGCGACAACGCGGTTGGGGTTTTTAAAGATGAACTTGCGGGGTGGCTTAAAGACATGAATAAATACAGAGCTGGTTCCGACCTTGAATTTTGGCTTAGCTGCTGGAGTGGAAAAAGCGTTTCTTTAAATAGACTTACCAGAAAAGGATCTTTTGTAGAAAAACCATTTGTTCCGGTTTTAGGAGGGATACAACCGGGCATATTAAACTCGTTTTATACTGATGAAAATAAAGACAACGGTTTTATGGATAGGATGCTTTTATCTTTTCCAGATAGCACAGTCGGTAAGTATAATGAAATGGAATTAGAATATGATGTTATAGAATGGTATAAAGATAATATTGTTATGTTTTACGATACGATAAAAGGGATAGTTAAAAGAGACAATGATGGCGTTATTGATTCGCTTACAGCTAAGTTTTCCGACGACGCAAAAAAAGAATGGATGCGGATATTTAATGAAATATCAAATTATCAAAATGACGATAACGAAAACGAATATTTAAAAAGCATGTACCCAAAACAAAAATCATACATTCCAAGATTTGCGCTATTAATACATGTTTTTGACGAGTTCTTTTCTACAGGTGGTAATACTTTACTAATTTCAAAAGAAAGCGTCTTAAAAGCCGAAAAACTTAGTAAATATTTCATAGCCACAGCAAAAAAAGTAAAAGTAAACAGCGTTGAAGTTTTTAATATTAAAAAAACAGTCAAAGAGGGCAAGACTAATGAACAAAAATTAATGTTGATTTATAAAGAAAATTCAGATTTTAATAGATCACAAGCTGCGGAACTTTTAGGCGTTAGCAGAATGACAATAAATAGACTTATAAAGGCAATAGAGCAAAAAAAAGTGTAACATTTCGCTTAAAATGTTACACCTAATGTTACACCTAATGTTACAGTAGTTTATTAGTGTTTATAGGTGTTGACAAGCTTTTTACTGTAACATGTTACACTTAGACGAAAATAAAAAAATAAAAAAAATAAAAAAAAATATTTTTTAAAATAAACTAAGTGTAACTGTTACACCTCAAAAACTTTGCGAGACCCTATAAACGTTTAAAAACCAATGTAACATTTCGCTTAAAATGTTACACCTAATGTTACACCTAATGTTACAGTACAAAAAACAAAAAAAAATGATAAACTTAATGCAAAAACACTTCGACAAAATGACTGATTTATTTATTAGTGGTTATTTGTCTTTAGAGATATATCAAAAAATAGAAAGCAAATTTATTAAAGATATTAAAATATTTACTGTATGTATGAATTAATAGAATATCAAAAAATAGTTTACGATAAAATAAAATCTGCAATAGCAAAAGGAGATAGAAAAATATTAATTTCTGCACCAACAGGATTTGGAAAAACTATATTATCTTACGTGATAGCAAAAAATGCGATCGCAAAAGGCAACAGAGTATTATTTACAAATCATAGAATAACATTAGCTGAACAAACTATTGAAAAATTTAAGGATCTTAACCCGGAATTATTGCAAGGCGAAAATAAAATAAAAGATGAAAATTCACTATTAATTATTGGAACGCTGCAAACATTGTTAAATAGCGAAATTAAAAGTCCTAAAATTATTTTAATTGATGAAATACATTACGGATATAAAGGCGAATTAATACAATCATTATTTGTTAAATTTCCTGACGCAATTGTTATAGGTCTTTCAGCAACTCCCGTCGATGATAAAGATTTTTTATTAGATGGGTTTGATTCTATAATTGACGATTACCAAACAGAAGATTTAATTAAACTAGGTTATTTAACTCCCTTTAAGTGTTACGCTCCATTTTCTATAGATACATCAAACGTAGAGCGATCTATTAACGATTTTGATAATAAAGATTTAGAAAAAATAATAAATAAGGATAATATAAATAATTCTATAGTTGACGAGTATATTAAATTGGGAGAAGGACGCCAATTTATTTGTTTTGGAGTAAACGAAATACACTGCAAAGAATTAAAAAAAGCCTTTGAATTAAAAAATATAAAAGTTGAATTTATTGGAGCTAAGACAACGAAAAATAATAGAGATAAATATACTGATGGAATAAAAAATAATTCACTGACGGGGCTTATTTCTATTGAGATACTAACTGCTGGATATGATGAGCCGTTAATTAGTTGTATTATTATGGCAACAGCAACAATGCAATGGAAGAAATACATTCAATGCGCTGGACGTGGAATTAGATTATTAGGAAGATCAATAAAAGAATCAATAGCTAACGGAAAAAAAGACTGTTTATTTTTAGATTTTTGCGGGAATATAGAAAAACACAATCTACCAGATAAAAGAAAAGTTTTTAATTTTGGCGTAAAAATAAGCAAAGTATTAGACAGGGAATTTAATTTGGATATTAAAAACAAATTAAGGAAAAATATTTCCAATGTAATTACAGAAGAAAAACAAGTTTATTTAATAAAAATAGGTGGGTTATTAGATTTGTATGATGGAAAGGTTTATAAAAAAGAATCCGATTTGCAAGACGATGTAAATAATTACCTAAACAAGACTAATTATTTTTATTGGAGACAAAACTCGGGCGCAATGTATAAAGAAGGTAGATGGATTAGTTTCGCATCTAAAAGCGGTTTGCCTGATAATTCAGTTTTTTTTAACATGTCATCTATTTTTATAGGTATGGAATTAAAATTAAAATACGGAAAATTAACTGAGCATCAAAAGAAAACTTTGCCCGAAATGATAAGTAAAAACATTTTAGTATTTATAATCGAATCGGTATTCGATGTTTACAAAGCGATTGAGCATATAGAAAATAATATTATGGTTTTAGATGAAGGCATATTTATTAAAAATTCAATTTACGATTTACCTAACAATCAAATTGAATATAGAAAGAAACTAAAATTACCATTAATTAAAACAATAGCCTTAAAAAAAGCTAAATAATAATAACACCTATCTTGGCAAAATCAAAGACATATCGCAATACGGAATTACATGTAAAAAACAAAGAGCAAAATATACGTTTTAAAGGACTTTTTAAATTAATATGACCTTATTATGCTAAAAAGCTTTCTATTGCCTTAAATATGCCTATATTAAAGCCGATAATCGAAATACACACTATTTAAGGTTTAGCTTGGATGACTATAACGCAAAAAATTCATAGATTTCAGTCAAAAGGGTATTGCGTAGAGGAAATAAATTTAACTTTAAATATAAAATAAAAGATGAAAAAATTATACGAAAAAACAAGCTGTTTATTATTTGGAGGAATAAATTTCAATCCTAAATGATAAATTATTATAATTTGCTTTGTAACTTATATTTTAGTACTTTTGAATTTATGGAATTAATCAAAATATCAGAAATAAAACCGAACCCAAATAATCCGAGAACCATAAAAGATGACAAATTTGCAAAGTTGGTAAAGTCGATTAAAGACTTTCCTGAAATGCTTAATTTAAGACCGATTGTAGTCAACGACTATATGATTGTATTAGGTGGAAATATGCGATTAAAAGCATGTAAAGAGGCGGGATTAAAAGAAGTGCCGATTATCAAAGCGTCAAACTTAACCGAGCAACAACAAAAGGAATTTATCATAAAAGATAACGTAGGTTTTGGCGAATGGGATTGGGATAGTTTAGCAAACGAATGGGAAGCTTACGAGTTAACAGAGTGGGGTTTGGATGTTCCAGAATTTAATACGGAAGTTTTAGAAGCAGAAGAAGATGACTTTGATACAACGCCGCCTGAAATACCTATAACCGTTTTAGGCGACCTTTATGAAATTGGAGAGCATCGGTTATTATGTGGAGACAGCACCTATCCAGATACCGTTGCAAAGTTAATGAATGGGCAGAAAGCAGACTTAGGGCATAACGACCCACCGTATGGAATGAAAAAGGAAAATGAGGGAGTTTTAAACGATAACTTAAACTATGCTGATTTACTAGATTTTAATAAACAATGTATTCCTTTACAGTTTTCACACCTAAAAGAAAACGGAAGTTTTTATTGTTGGGGGATTGATGAGCCGTTAATGGATATTTATTCAGAAATATTAAAACCATTTATACAAGAACAAAAAGTAACCTTTAGGAATTTAATAACGTGGAATAAAGGACACGGTCAAGGTCAAAATTCAGAGAATACAAGAAGCTATGCAGTAGCAGACGAAAAGTGCTTGTTTTTTATGTGTGGGGTTCAGGGGTTTAATAATAATGCAGATAATTATTTTGAAGGGTGGGAACCAATAAGAGATTATTTATTAGAGCAAAGATTAAAATGTGGTTGGGATATTCCAACAATGAAAAAAATAGCAGGGCATTCAGATTTGTATAGGGATCATTGGACTTGTAAGAGCCAATGGAATATGCCAACAAAAGAAGTTTATATTTGTTTCCAAAATTGGGCTAAAGAAAACAAACCCGATGCCTTTAAAAAAGAATACGAAGAGTTAAAAAAAGAATACTATTCTACAAGGGCATATTTTAATAATACACACGATAATTTTAACAATGTTTGGAATATTGAAAGAACAGGAAACAAGGAAAGAGAAACAACAGGAAACCACGCAACACCAAAACCAATACAGCTATGTGAAAGGGTAATTAAATCAAGTTGTCCAGATAATGGTTTAGTTTTAGATGTATTCTTAGGTTCAGGCTCAACAATGGTAGCAGCACACCAATTAAAAAGAAAATGTTACGGCATGGAATTAGACCCAAAGTACTGCGATGTAATTGTAAACAGAATGCGAAAACTAGACCCTACATTGATAATTAAGCGAAACGGAGTAACAATTGAAAAACAATTGAAAAATGGCAAATAACGAAAACTTATTAAAACGCAAAGGTTTTGACGTTAACCCGCAAAACATTAACCGTAAAGGCGCACCAAAAACAAAACTCTTAAAAGATGTTTTAACGGCTGAATTACAGACCGAAAGCAACGGCATTGATAAACTAACAGCTATTATTAACAAGCTTACTACAATGGCAGTCAAAGGCGATATGAACGCTATTAAGGAAGTATTGGATCGGTACGCTGGTAAATCTACTCAAGTAGTGTTTCAAGAAAATGTTAACCATAATATTGAATTAACACCTGAAAGAGCAAAAGAAGTAAAGAAAATATTTGATGCTGACTATTAACGATTTAACGGTTAATGATAAATTAAAATTTTGTGAAGCGCATTTGTTAAACTTTACAAAATACATCTATAAAGAAAATCACAGGCGTAATTTTAATATTGCACCTCATTTTATATTAATATCTAATAAATTAATGGACGTTATAAATGGTAAGACCAAGAGGCTCATTATTAACGTCCCCCCGTAACCTAGATACGGCAAAACGGAATTGGCAGTAAAAATGTTCATAGCTTACGGATTAGCTTTAAATAATCAATCAAAATTTATACATCTTAGCTATTCAGACGACTTAGCTCTTGATAATTCCAGCCAAACAAAAGAATATATTGAAAGCGATGCGTTTCAAGAGCTATGGAATATGCAACTAAAAAAAGATGCACAAGGGAAAAAGAAATGGTTTAATCAGTTTGGCGGTGGCGTTTATGCCACGGCTTCTGGTGGGGCAATCACAGGATTTGGAGCTGGGGTAAGTGATAGCGAGATTTTCAGCGGTGCAATTATCATTGATGATCCTTTAAAGCCTGACGATGCGTTTAGCGAAGTCAAAAGAAAAGCTGTAAACGAAAGGTATAATTCAACAATTAGAAGCCGTGTAAATGACAGGAACACGCCAATTATTGTAATTATGCAAAGATTGCATGAAGAAGATTTAAGCGGTTATTTGTTAGACGGCGGGAGCGGTGAAGAATGGGAACATTTATGTTTGCCTGCCTTAGATAATAACAATAATCCATTATGGGAACAAAAGCATACGTTTGAAGAATTAGAGCAAATAAGACAAGCCAGCCGTTATAATTTTGCGGGTCAATATATGCAAATTCCTTCACCGGAAGAGGGCGGGGAATGGAAAAAAGAATGGTTTAAAATAATCGACAAGTCCGATTTGCCTCCAGATATTGAATGGGATATGTTTATAGATGGGGCTTACACAAAAGACACAAAGAACGATCCAACGGGAATACAAATAGGCGCAAAAATTGGCAACAACTATGTAATTTATAGTAGTATCGATAAATACCTTGAAATGCCTGAGCTTATTAAATTTATACCCGCACACATTCAAAGTTTAGGATTGAGGGTTAAAATGATATACGTTGAGCCTAAAGCAAGTGGTAAATCTATAAAGCAATTAATACAATCACAAACTAGGTTAAATATATCGGAAATTAAAAGTAACTTTGTAAACGTTTCAAAAATAGAACGTGCAAGAACAACGGCTCCGTATATTGAAAGTGAAAGAGTTATTTTAGTTAGAGGCAATTGGAACGAAGCATATTTACAACAAGTCGCAATGTTCCCTAATGCGAAACATGATGAGCATATCGATTTAACAGCTTACGGTGTCGAAAAGAATTTGATAACAGAAGATTTTTTTATATTTTAATTATAATTTAATTATATTTGTCGTATGGCTAACAAAATACAAGCGTTTTTTAATTCCTTTACAGGAAATAAACCAAATGACAAAGATTTATATAACGCATTATTTGGAATGATGGGGGGTAAGTTCTCAGCTTACGATAATAAAAAAACTACCATCTTAGAAAAGGGTTACGGAATAAATCCTGATGTTTTCGCTATAGTTAATAAATCAGCATTAAAAGCCATTTCAATACCTTACGAAATTAAGAGGGTAAAAGACAATAAATCACTAAAAAAACTAAAATCATTTGAAATAGAATTATCTGCGGTTCAGTTACTAAGAAAACAAATAATAGAATCCAAAGCCTACGAAAGCGAGACTTTAGAGTTTCCAATGGAGCAGCCAAACCCATTACAAACATGGAGCGACATATTTTCGTTATATAAAACTTATATTGACGTTGTAGGTGATTTTTATTTGTATATGATTTGCCCTGAGGACGGAGCGAATAAAGGCGTGCCTAAACAATGTTATGCTTTGCCTGCAGATAAAATGCAAATTGTGCTTAAAAAAGAAGTTGATTTAATGAGCGATGAAAGCCCAATTGATTACTATTTATTTACAGAAGGCACGGGCTATATTGAATTTCCAGAAAAAGACGTTATACACATAAAAACAGTTAATCCATTCTACAGTTTAAACGGAAGTCATTTGTATGGATTAAGCCGTTTAAATGCTGCGTTAAGAAATATACAATCGAGTAATGCAAGTATTGATAACAATATAAAAACAATGTCTAATAGTGGTGTTTTTGGTTTTATTCACGGAAAACAAGGCGGAACTCCATTAACGGGAGACCAAGCGCAATCATTAAAACAAAGATTATTAGAAATGGATAGAGATCCTGGACGTTTGGCAAATATTGCGGGAGGTTCTGGAGAAATTGCTTTTACACGAATATCACTTACGACTGATGAATTAAAACCGTTCGACTTTTTGAATTATGATAGGGGGGTTATTTGCAATGCGTTGAACTTTCCTTTGGTGTTATTGGGGCAGGATGATAAGAGTGGGTTAGGCTCATCTGATAGAACTATTGAGGCTAAAAAAACTTTAGTAGTCGATAATATTATCCCTGATCTTAAAATATTAGCGGAATCTTTGCAAAAACATTTCTTTCCTAGATTTAAAGGTTATGATAATTGCGTTATGGATTTTGATATTTCAGAATTGCCAGAAATGCAACAAGACATGACTGCATTAGTTGGTTGGCTGGAAAAAGCTCCTATTACTAAAAACGAATTTAGAGCAGCATTGAAATACTTGCCTCTGCAAATCGAGGGAATGGATAATATTTATTTACCGATGAACTTACAGGCAATAGACGCGGAAACAACAAATACAAACGAAATAGATAGAGCGTTTAATGAATAGCGATACTTACATAGCACTTCATGCTAAATACGAAAAGAAAGCGTTTGTAATTCTGCGAAAGCACATTAAAAAGATAATTGCAAAAATTCCCGTAGATAGTTTAACCCTAGAAAATACCGAGGCAACTATATTATTAAATTTTGACAAAGAAGCGATAAATAAAGCCTATATTGAAATATACACGGTAATAGGATTGGCTCACGGTAAGTTTGTTTTAAAAGATATTGAAAACCAAACTAAAGCATTAAGTTTCTTTGAAACATTATTTAACAATAGCCTATTAAGTTGGATGGGTTTAAACGTAGGTCAACGAATAATATCGGTTAATGAAACCTTAGCAAAAACTATTATAGATATTATTAAGCAATCTTTTAATAATGAATTAAATATTATTCAAATTAGGAATTTAATACAGAAAAGACTAAATTTAGCAAACTTTTACAGGTGGCAATCGATGAGAATAGTTAGGACGGAAACGACAACAATTTCAAACTATTCGGCTTTTAAAGCTAGCGAAAGCAGTAATTTAGTTTTAGACAAAGAATGGGTTTCTATTCAAGACACTAGAACTAGAAGATTGCCTAAAAACGAGTTCGATCATTTAAACATGAACGGTGTTAAAGTGCCGTATGAACAGGAGTTTTTTGTGAATGGGGATTTAGTTCTGTATCCAGGTGATCCAACAAGTGTATTTGCTGGGAACGTTGTAAATTGCAGGTGTACATTTAATTTAGTTCCTAGACGAGACGCAAATGGGACGTTAATAAGAAAAACATAATAAAAATGAATTTTAAACAAATTTCATACGATTTAAAAGACTTAGACGAAACAAAAGGCGTTGTCGTTGCTTATGCTAATGTTTATAATGTAAAAGATGCTGACGGAGACATTTCCAGTTTTGGAAGTTTTGATAAAACGGTAACTGAAAACTTTAAACGGATTCGAGTGCTAAAAGATCATGACCCTAGACAAATGATAGGTGTGCCATTATCAATTGACACTAAAGATACTTATGGGCTTCTTACAACGTCTCAATTTAACATGAAAAAAGATTTAGCACGAGATATGTTTTATGATGTTAAATTGATGCACGAAAGCGGTTTAAACGCTGAATTGTCAATCGGTTATAAAGTAATGCAAAGAGATACTAAAAATAAAAATATCATTAACGAATACAAGTTAATGGAATATTCTTTTTTATCTTCTTGGGCTGCAAACGAACTTTCGACCGTTCAAAGCATTAAGGGAATTAACAGCTTTTACGGAATTATGGAAATTGCGCAAAAGGCTTATAATTTAGATTATTCAGATACAAGGCTTCGAGACCTTGAAACAATATTAAAAGCACTATCACAAAAGCCGTCAGAATTTGACACTCAAAAAGAACAGCCGCTTATTTTAAAAACGTTAAAATCATTTTCACAAACACTAAACATTAAATAAGATGGACGAAAAGTTATTACTAGAATTAAAGTCAATTCAAACAGGATTAGAGACTAAGAGCGCAATGGAAATAAAAACTGCGCTAGATGCTTTTGAAGCGAAAGCAAGCAAATCCACAGAAGAGGTGAAAGCTACTTTTGCAACTGAATTAAAAGCGGTTACTGACGCAATGGAAGTGAAATTTCTTGCTGATATTAAAGCGGTTCAAGATCATGCTGATAAGTTGGATCTTAAACTGCAAAAGAAAGACATTCAAAATAAAGGTAACGCAAGTTTTAACGATCAATTAGCAAAGGCTATCTTAGAAAAATCTACAGATATCGAAGCGTTTAGAGACAAAAAAACGAAAAGTGTTGAGCTTGAATTGAAGGCAGTAGGAGACTTTACAACCGCAAATGTTACAGTTGGTACCAGATACGGTCAAGTATTTGCCCCGCAAATTATGGGTGTTACTGAACGTAAAATGCACATGGATCAAATCATTCCAGGTGGAACAATTGGTGCTGGAAATTCATTTACGTTTATGCGTGAAGTTGGAAACGGTGAGGGTGCTATTACTCCAGTTGCAGAAGGAGCGTTAAAGCCTCAGTTCGATTTAGATTTAGAAGAAGCTACAGTACAAATCGAAACTATTGCGGGTTGGATTAGAGTAACGCGTAAGGCAATGGCAAACATACCGGGATTTATTTCTTACTTACAAAGAAAGTTACCAGAATTGTTTAGAAAGGTTTTAGACAACCAAATTCTTTACGGCAATGGAGTAACTCCAAATATCAAAGGAATGTTAACCGCTGGAAATTTCACAGCTTCGACTGTACCGGTTGCAACTCCATTAATCGAAAAAATCATTTTGGACGTTGCTAGATTAGAAGATACTTTTGAACGTAACGCTGATGCAATTTTATTGCGTCCCGCTGCTTACTACGGTTTTTTCTTAAATAAAGCGGTTGGTTCTGGCGAGTATGACTTGCCACAAGGTGTAAACATCGTTAATGGTCGTTTATCCTTCTTAGGTATTCCAGCTTACCCAACAACTGCATTAACGGAAACGGATTATGTGGTGATGGATAGTGAAGGAGTTCAATTGCTTACTCAAGAATCAATGAGAATTGAGTTCTTCGAGCAAGATGGAACGAATGTACGTGAGAATAAAGTAACAGTAAGAATCGAAGGAAACTACGCTCTACCAGTTTACGGATCTACTTACATTATTAAGGGAACGACTGCAACAGCATGATTTTTCATAGTTAGTTTTTTTTTTTAGTTTTAAACCCGCTGCTTAATTGTAGCGGGTTTTTTGTTTACTCTTTTTTATCAATCATTACACTACAGCTTAATTCCCAGGCTTCGGGATATTGCTCGTTTCCGCTATCACAATCAACAATCTTTAAATTAACTAACTTTGCCAAGTCGTTTATGTGAAGTCGGTTTAAAAAGCCTTTAATAAATTGCTTTTTCATTATTTCACGCGAACCATCGTTGATGTCGTAGGTGTGTTTCAACTTAATTTCTGAATGTTTTAGTTTTGTTTTCATGGTTTCTGATTTGTTTTAATACTTGTTTGTGCAAAAATTTTTATAATCATTTGTTAATTCTCCTTTTGGTAGCACGTAAAAAGTAAGCCTTATTAAATACATAGCTATTAATTTTCTAAATTTTTTAATAAATCTAAAGTTTTTATAAATTTTAAAATTGTTTGCTTATCCTTTTGGTTAATCCAAAAAGATACATTTTTCTTTACGCCTTTAGGACGTCCAGCGCCTTGTCTTTTCCCTCCCTGAGGGCTTTTCTCTCGCATAAGTTATCTATGTTGTAAAGCGGTTAATAAATGGGCTAATACTATAATTAGCGTCAAAGATAATATAATATTTGATTTAAGCAGTAGTGAAATCAAATTATTTTAAATTAATTTGTATATTTACGTAACTTTAAAACTTAAAGACATGAAACTAATACTTTTAAGAGATCACACGTACGGCAAAAAAGGCGATAAAATAACCGTTGCTGACGAAAAATCAACTTACTTAATTCAATGTGGAATAGCTAAAATTGACAAAAAATGATAAGATTTGTAAAAGAAGGTTTTGACACATTAAAGTCTAAATCTATAAAAATAGGTGAGGTTATCGACTTGGGAGAACTTAGAAATAAATTAGCAATCAAAAGGGGTTTAGCTGTTGCAGAAAAACAAAAGAAATGAGTTATTTAAACGTAATTACGTTAGAGCAAGCGAAGGTATATTTAAGGATTGATGAAGATCAAACCGAAACTGACAACGAAATAATCGCAATGATTAACGGCGCATTTTCATTTATTGAAAAACGGACTAATCATATTATGTCCCCGCGCGTGAAAACATATTACGGAGAGCACAATATTAACATTTACGACTTCCCGATAAACGAACCTGTACCAATTGACAATGCAAGACTAAAGTACTCTAACTATTCAAGGTTTACACTTACCGATGAAATTACGCTAAACGTTGGATATACAACGCCGTTAGATGTTCCAGAAGAACTAAAACAGGCAGCGTTGCAAATGTTAAAGGTTTGGTATTACGAAGCGGAAAGACAAGTAAACACGACGCTAATACCTGAATCCGTACTCATGGCATTAGACGTAAATAGAAGATTCTTATGATAGCTAGAAAGTATGATAAAAGAATTGAATTATTTACTTTAACTCCACTTAATGATGGTTTTGGAGGTTTTACTGTTATACCTACATCAATGGGTAAAAAATGGGGACATATCGAAACGAAAGTAAGTGTTAGAAGTGTGGACAACGGAATTGTAGAGAACTATCAAACAATAGCTATTTCTTTTCGTGGAAAAGGATTTAATCTAAATGTAAAGACCGACTATATCATGTACAAGTCAAAAAAATACGTGATAAATAAATTGGATAATTCAGACTTAACAGGAATAGACTTAACCGCTTACTGCACGGAATCAGATGGCTAAAGTAGGAATAAAAGGAATATCAAAGACTATAGATGAATTGCGTAAATTTGGCTCAAAAGCGGAGCAAATTGTTAATGATAATATCGAGGCTACGTCTTTAGAAATGGTGCAAAAAGCGGTTTCATTAGTGCCTAAAAACTTTGGTAAATTAGCGCAATCAATACAATCGGTAAAGGTAGATAATTTGCATTATAGAGTTGAAGCAGGAGGAGGTGTCGCACCTTATGCGCCTTATGTAGAATATGGTACAGGTGGGCTTGTTGATGTGCCAAAAGAGTTTAAAGAGCAGGCGTTACTTGCTAAGGGAAAGGGAATAAAACAAGTTAATTTGATGCCAAGACCATTTATGTACCCAAGCTTTGTATTTGGGTCTAAAGACTTGTTAAAAAATTTAACAAAAGAATTAGAAGTTTTAACAAAATCAACGAAATAACATTATATTTGTTACATGTTAAAAAGCAACCCGAATAAATGGATTAGAAAGGCAATACACACTGCTGTTAATAATATGGTTGTTAACGGCTTAACTATCCCGTGTTATGATACTAGGGTAAAGGCTGGAGAGAATCCGAACTACTATGTTTTAATGACTTCGCAAAGTAAAAGAAGGCTTAATATTAATAAATGTGAGGAGTTCTGGGAAGCAGATATACTGTTAGACATAGTGACTATTTACCCCGCATTTGGAGCAACAGGAAGCCGTGTTTTAGTTGATGACATGGAAGATAAAATACGAGAATTAACAACAGTTTTAAACGTTGAAAATTTTACGGTCTTATTTCAAAACGTAGATCAAACAGGCTTAGACAATATTAACGATAACACAATGGTATATCGAAATTTATACAGAATTACATTAACACTTAAATAGCAATTATTATGGCAGATTTCATCAAAGGAGAAGCAAACATTATTTTCTTTTATCAAACTACCGCACCTATCGGATGGAAGCCAATAGCGTGCCTTACTTCAAACTCATTAGCGACTGAATTAGCTACTATTGAATCGCAAACAAAATGCGATCCGGGTGTAGTTATTAAGCAACCGGGAACTTTTGCTTATACAGTAGAATTAGAAGGTCAATATATTGACACTACTACAGCGGGAGGCGATACTACTAAAACTTCGCATGATGCGCTTTTAGCAACTCAAATGTTAAAACAAAACAAGCAATGGAAAATCGACACGAATGTAAACAATCCTAATAGTGTAAAGTATTTCGGAACTGCAAACATTTCATCTTTAAATTTAGATGCTGCTGCGGGTGATGAACTAATGACTTTTAGCGCAACGTTAGACGGTTCGGGTAATATTTTAACAGTAGATCCAAATGTTTAACAGTGTTGAAATTGAAATAGGAGGCGAATTAAGAAAATTTCATTTTGGGCTTGGTTTTTTAGGCGAATTAATTGATAGTTTTGATTTAGATATTGTTTCGCTTGGCGAGGTGGCTTCTAAAAATCCATTAAAATACGATCCAATTATTATGTATTGTAGTGCTGTCTACGCTCTCAAGAGAGAAGGCAAAACGGTAGACTTTACTCAATATGATTTTATTGATTGGATAGAAAATAGTGGGGGTATTAAAAGTGAACCGATGTTAAAATTTAACGAAGCATTTATAAAATCACTTACGAAAGATGTTCCAATTGACACTACAGAAGTAAAAAAAAAAGTGAGAAAATAAATTGGTCGAAAGATGTCATTTCTTTTGCTATTGGCGAATTTGAAATACCTACCTTACAGAGTGTTTACGACATGACTTGGGCAGAGTTTCAAATTCGCCTTTTTGCTTATAATCGAATACAAAAAAGGATAGATTTTCGCTTTCGTGAAGTTGCTTACGCATCGCTAACTGGTTCACATTCAGATCCAAAACGATTACCCAAAACAATAGAAAAGTTTTGGAGTTTAGACGGTAAAAAACAAGCTGTAGGACTTAATGAGATTCAAAAAAAAGCTATTTTAAAAGCACAAGAACAATACCTAAAAAATATAAAAGATGCCTAAAATTGAAATTGAAATTGGCGCGGACAATTCAGACTTAAAAAAGAAAATCAAAGAGGTTGAGTTTGACGTCAAAGAACTTGCGAAAGTCAAAGTAGATAGGATAAAATTAGGCTTAGATACTACGGAAATAACAGCGCAAATAAAAGACACTAAGGCTACATTAACAGGGCTTAGGAGTACGTTAAAAGATACAGGCGATTCTTTTACAGCTATGAAGCCAAAAGTGGCTAACGGGTCGAATGCATTAATGCAATTTTCACGTATTGCACAAGACGCACCATTTGGCATAATGGGTATTGGTAACAATATAACCGCTACAACAGAAGCGTTTGGATATTTAAAGCAAAGTACGGGAAGTGCAAGCGGCGCGTTAAAAGCCATGGCATCTTCATTGATTGGAAGCGGGGGTATTTTATTAGCCGTATCTTTAGTTACCAGTGCATTTACATACATGTCAATGAATGGTATATCAGTAGGTGATGTTATCGATAAGGTTACGGGAAAATTTAACGCTTTCGGTGAATCGTTAAAAAAAGCTTATGATGAATCGGCAAAAAGTGCGCTTGAAGAAACAGGAGCATTAAAGGGACTTATTGCAGTTGCTCAAAGCGAAACCGTTTCGAGAGAGGCAAGGACTCAAGCCGTTGAAGACTTACAAAGTAAATACCCCGCTTATTTTGGCAACTTGTCAAAAGAGGAAATAATGTACGGCAATTTAACGGGGGTTGTAAATGAAGTAACAAAAGCGTTAATAAATAAAGGTATAGCGGAAAAACTATCGAAAGACGCCATAGGTCCTACTTTAGATCTATATAAAGCAAATGCGCTTTTAGTTTCTCAAAAAGAAAAACAAATACAACTAGAGAGAGATTTAGCAACAGAACTAAAAAAGACAAAAGAAGCTGGTTTTGGCGGTGCGACAAATGCAACTGTAAATTTAAGAAATGCAATTAAAAATAACGGTTTTGCGATAAAGGAAACTAGAGGTGATATTGTAGATTTAACGAAAGTTGTTGATTCTTACGAAAGTAATATAAGCAGAGTTAGCCAAGCCTCGTCGAAATTATTAATTAAAGCTCCTGCAAAAACAAAGGCTGGTAAATCGTCAAGTCCAACTTCAAGTACAACAGTAAATACTCCCGAAATAGCACCTTTAGCAAGTTCGCTTTTACCAACAGGACTAGTGCCTGTTATTGGAGCGCAATTAATGGCAGAGATACCAGCTATAAAATTAGCTACAGAAGCAATAAGCGCGGAGTTATTGGCTTTTAACGATAATGCAAATCAGCTTATAATGGGCTCTATAACAGACACTTTTGCAGGACTTGGAAGCGCTTTAGGCGAAGCATTAGCAACAGGGGGTAATGTATTAAACGCATTAGGCAAGTCGCTTTTAAATTCTTTAGGTTCGTTTCTTGGATCCTTAGGTAAGCAAATGATTGCGTTTGGGATAACCGCTTTGTTTTTTGATAAAACTAAAAAATCATTATTTAGCGGCGTAGGAACTCCAGCGGCAGCTATTGGATTGATTGCAGCGGGAGCTGCTTTGAGTACAATAGGCTCAGCTATTGGGTCAATGGCAAGCAAAGGATCGGGCACAGGAGGCGCATCAACAAATACAGGCGGTGGCACATATCAATCTAGCGGAGGCAGTAACGCGGGTTTTAGTTCTGGAAGCGGTGGCGGGACGGTTGTATTTAGAATTTCAGGACAGGATTTAATCGGAGTATTGAGTAACACCTTAGATAAAAACAGTCGCTTAGGTGGCGCAATATCATTATAAATATGGCAAAGAAAATAATCATAAGTTTTGCCAGTAATCTAACGGTTGGGCAAACATTAGGTTACAATATAAAAGTAAATAATCAAAATATTGCTTATAATTTATTAGGAAATAATGTTTTTAATATTGGCTTTAGTAACAACAACAGTATTGCAAGTAACGTTAAAATAAGATCAACAGCAGACGAAACTTTAAACGAGCTTTTTTTAGTTCTAAACACGTATTGGGGCGCAAATGGTATTACTTACTCTTTAGTCGGCAATACAATAGAAGTAAAAGTATTTAGCGAAAATGCAACTATAGAATCGGTAATTAATCCCGTTAGTATTATAGTTTCTATTGTTGAAATTGTAATAAATTCAGAGCCTACACTATTCTATTTCATGGAATATTCAGATCCCTTAAACGTGCCGTATAGGGTAAATATTTATAAAAAAAATAATAATCTTGCACCTAGATTAATTCATGGTTATGCGACTTTGGAAGCGGGAAGCGTAAAAGACAATTTAGATCCTATCCGTGGGAGTGGATTAACCTTGAATTTAGAAGCGACTTTAGAGTTAAATTTAGAAGATTTATACAGTGAAGATGAAAACGAATTTACAGTGCAATTTTACAGAAATAATCAATTATTATTTAATGGATTTATTAAGCCCGATGGTGTGTTTCAATCTTTCGTAAATGATAGATGGGTTATTAGTCTAGATTGTGTTGATGGGTTAGGAATATTGAAAGATTTAGCATTTGTCAAGCCAAACGGATTGCAATTTATAGGTAAGCAAAGCGCGCTAGAAATTATTTATAATTGTCTTATACGCACAAATATATCTATGGATTTAAACACTTCTGTAAACATTTATTACGAAGGATTATCGCCCTCTACTATATTAGATCCTTTGACTGAAATATACTTATCAGTAAGCAGATTTGTAAAAACAGATAAGGAAACTATTATGAATTGTCAAGAGGTTTTAATATCGATTTTAACTTTATTTAAAGCCTCAATAACGCAATTAAATGGAGAGTGGTATATTTATCGGTCAAACGAGTTAAGCGTTAACCCTATAGTCCAATTTAGAAAATACTCAAAGAAAAATAATTTATTTATAGGCGTAAATTCACGGGATTTAAGAAAAAATTTAGGTAGCCACATTAATGGTAAATATCCACATCATGCAAATAGCAATCAACAGATTGAAATTAAAGGGAGTGTTTCGGCTTTTCGTGTAAATTATAAATACGGTTTTGAAAAAGGCTTATTCCTTAACTCAGACTTGAGATACACAGGAAATACAAAGCAAAATATTAATTATTTGAATTTTATAGAAGGCGACTTAACTAAAGTGGTGGTCGATAGTTCTGTAAATAATGGGTTAAGATTTTTATTGTTTCCCTCAAATAATGATAATTTAGTAGTTTTAACATCTGAAAATATCCCTTTTTTAATCAATGAAAATTTAAAGTTTCAATATAGTTTTACTATTTCTGGAGACACGCAGGGGTATTTAAGGTTTAAAGTAAGAATAGGAAACTTATTTCTTAATTTTAATGGAGAATGGGTGACAGTCGACAATCAGGATACTATGTTAACTACATCTAGCAATTTCGGCTTTATTCAATCCCAGCCTTTGCCCGTGTCTGGAAATTTATTTTTTGAAGTTTACAGCCCTAGAAATTATTTCTTTACGGGACCTTCAACAATGATAATATCTAGTTTAGACATAATAAACACAACTAATACAAACAATGGCGCACAAGGCGAATTTCACACGGTACAACGACAAAATAGGCCTTCGTCAATTGCTAAGGAAACAGAGGAAATATTTAATGGCGATAGTCCTTCTATCATTTATGAAGGCGCAATATTTAAAGCGGATAAAATTACTCCTACTTCAAAATGGTTCAGAAAGTCAAAAGTAGAAAGTAAGCCAATATTGCAAATATTAGGTGAGGACGTTTTAAGGATGAGTCAAAAGCCTGCTAAAGTATTTTCTGGCGATGTTTACGGGTATATTCCTTATTTATCGGTTGTCAATATAGATTCATTAGAGGGCAGTTTCATGGCGATAGAACATTCTTTTGATTCAAAAGCAAATATCACTAAATGCAAATTTTTACAAATAATGCATGATGAATTAACGGACTTAAATTATAAATTAACCTTTGATTACGGAAACGTGAATAAAGTCACAATTGTTAGCTAAAAAAATTATATATTTACGATATGAAATTTACAAATGGCGAAGATCGAATTTTATACATAAAACTTTTAGGCGTTTTTTTG